CTGAGGCTGAGTTAACTTCTTTATTGAGTGAATATATCTCAATGGAGATTGATCTTGAGATCCTTGATATGCTTATTCAAGACGCAGTAACTACTGAGAGATGGTCTGTTAAATCAAACAGAGTATGGAATGGTACGGCTTGGGAAAACTTAAGCCCTATTTTCTACAACTCTCAACAAGAGTGGTTCCAAACATTAGGAACTAAAGTTCAGAAAGTATCTAACAAGATACATCAGAAGACTCTTAGAGGTGGTGCGAACTTCATCGTTTGTTCTCCAAACGTTGCAACTATCTTAGAATCAATTCCAGGATATGCTGCTAATACTGATGGTGATCAAATGGACTTCAACTTTGGTGTACAAAGAGTTGGAAACCTTGCAAACAGATTCAGAGTATATAAGAATCCTTATATGACTGAAAACATCCTATTAATGGGATATAGAGGTTCACAATTCCTTGAAACTGGTGCGGTATATGCTCCATATGTACCATTGATGATGACTCCTCTAGTATATGACCCAGAAACCTTCACTCCAAGAAAAGGTTTAATGACTAGATATGCTAAGAAGATGATTAGACCAGAATTCTACGGAAAAGTATTTATCTCAGATCTTAACGATTTATAAGATATAACTTTTAGAATTCAGTGATAAAGAGAGGTCCTAACGGGCCTCTTTTTTTTTGCCTATTTATTAACATGGAATTCCTTTCTATTATAGAAGTCGGACAGTTATCTTTGTCTAACTAAAAACCAATTAAATATGGATTTTTTAAAGAAGATAGGCTCTTGGGCCAATCAATTAACTGAAATCGGTGTAAGTATAATTGCACTGGGAGTTGTACTAGAAGTACTCTTTAAGGGTGCAGTCATCCCATTCTGGCCAAATGTATCTGTGGTAGATAATATCATGGGCATATTAGGCGGATTGAGCAATGAAGGATTACTAGGACTAGTAGGTGCCTTCGTCTTATACCATATTCTCAAAAAGAAAGGTTAAGAATAACTAAAGAGAGGCTTTCGGGCCTCTTTTTTTTTAACTATTTATAATAAAAAATATAAGATGGCTAATTTAAATTACTTTATCCAAGAGAGAGTTAAATTAAACGGAAAGGAAAGAGGTACTAGTTTTAATGTTGCTTTACCGTCTGCTAGCAACCATGATGAAAGGATATTTAATATAACTTCAGGATCATTTACTGAGGTTGTAGACTTCTCAGGAACACCAGGAGCAGGTCAATTTGTAAGTAGTAGTTTAATGTACTTTAGATTTACTAATCACTCTACGGGTTCAGTAATATTACAAGTGTCTTCTTCTGCTGAAAACTTTAATATAGCAGTGGCTGGTTCCGGAAGTTTCATGATAAATACTACTTCCTTTACTGGTAGTTTTCAAAATGTAACTTCATTTGATAATATTACTAAAATTAAAGCTACTCCAGTTGATACTACATCAGTAGTTGAGTACTTTTTAGTATCTAAATAATAAACTATGGCTAATATAGCAATATATGACGGAAATGCTAACTTTGTAGCAGGAGAATCTACTCCTTTTGGTTTCTACGATGATGATTTAGAGTTTCAAAAGGATGCACCTAAGGTAGCTGAGTACTGTGCTAGGAAACTAGGATTTCCTATGATGGATGTAGAATTAAGCTCTGGTTCTTTCTTTGCTGCATTCGAAGAAGCAGTAACTTCTTACGGTAATGAAGTATTTCAAGCAATAGCTGCACAACAATTTACGAATTTACAAGGGCAATCAGGAGCAGTAGCTATTAACTCATTATTAGTTAAACCTTCTTTAGAGAATATGATAAGAACCTCACAACAGTACGGTATGGAAGCTGAAGTTGGAGGATTTACTACAAAATATACCGGTTCTATAGCTTTAAATAAAGATCAACAGAACTATGATTTAAGTCAATGGGCTTTAGACGAAGGAATAGAAGGTGGAATAGAAGTAAGAAGGGTATTTTATGAAGCTCCACCAGCTATCCAAAGATTTTTCGACCCATATGCAACAACAGGCTATGGAACGATAAATATGATTGAGGGATTTGGTTTTGGGAATTCTTCACCAGCAGTCTCCTTTACCTTGATGCCAATATTCGAAGACTTACTCAGAGTACAGGCAATTGAATTAAATGATTCGATTAGAAAATCATC